CCACGGTTCCGCCTGGCTGGAGGACCAGCGTCATCGTCACCTGACGACGACGGTGACCTACCGCCGCGGTGACCAGGGTGTGCAGGTGCAGGCCACGATCGGTCAGACGGTGTTCCGCATCGACGGTGAACTGGGCGCTGTGATTCACCACGTGCGTCGCGACTACCTGATCCGGGCGATGGACCTGGTGCTTCCGCCTGATACGACCCCGACGCTGCCGCAGCGTGGCGACCGGATCGTGGACAGCAATGACGTTGTGCACGAGGTGATGGGGCCCGGGGGCGGTGAGCCCGACTGGCGTTTCAGCGACCCGCAACGACAGACGCTTCGCATTCACACGAAGGAGATTGCCTCGCCATGAGCAATAGCACCCCCGACAACAAGGGCACCAGCAAGAGCGGCCTGATCAAGGCAATCGCACGCTGGCCCTGGCCGGAACTGGTCTTCTTCGCCGCCTGCATCGTCTCGACGTTCACCATTGTCTCGTCGATCAGCGGCGACTACTTCGCCGTCAAGCGGCAGGGCCAGTTGAACAACAGCGCGGTGGAGGACCACGAGGCGCGCATCCGCGCCATCGAAACCCAGCTCACCCGGATCGACACCAACGTCGAATGGATTCGCAGCACGCTGGAAAGCCGGACGAACCATCCGTGAGCGTCATCACCGACATCGCTGACGCGCTGGTGGCCGAACTGAACGGGGCCGCAGCCACGCTGATCCCCGGCGGTTTCGTGGCTGAGCGCCACTACCGGCCGGTGTTCGATCTCAAGGAACTGAACACCCTGCGGGTCAGCGTCGTGCCCAGGAGCACCGTGATCAGCCCGATCCATCGCGGCAGCAACCAGCACGACGTGCAGATCGACGTGGCGGTGCAGCAGAAGATCGCCGACCTCGACAACGCCGCGGTGGACATGTTGATGGTCCTGGTCGAGCGCATCGGCGACGTGTTTCGGCACCGGCGACTGGGCGGGCTTCCGGGGGCGGCCGTGTGGACCAAGACCGAGAACAAGCCCATCTTCTCGGCCGAGCACCTCGAGCAGTACCGGACCTTCACGAGTGTCATCACCTTCACGTTCAGGGTGGCGCGATGAACAACGTCATTCTCCGCAAGATCGTGGTGACCACGGCGTGGCAGCCGCTCTCGGCGAGCAGGCTGGTCGTGTCCGTGACCATCAGCACGCCGCCGACCAACGCGGCGACCGTGCTGTTCCGGACCAAGTCGGAACCGGCGCACGAGGTGCCGTGGGTTCCGGGTGAGTGGCACGACTTTCAACGGATCAACCTCGCCGACATCGAGGTGAAGGGTGCGGCGAATGACTTGGTGAGTGTGACCGGTGGAACCTGGTGACCCATGGGCTACTACGGCGGTGGAACATCCGGTGGCTCGGATCACACCCATCCGAACAAGGGTGTGCTCGACCAGCTCACCGCCCCAGGCAGCGGGCAGGTGATCACCACGCAGGAACGAGCAGCCATCGGCGCGTATGCCGGTGGCGCGAGTGAGACGAGCACCTGGTCCGGCACGGTGCCGACCACGACAGATGAGGCGATCGCACGGATCGCCCGGCTCTTGAAACAACACCTCGGGATCGAGATTCCCGAGTAGATGACGGAGACCCAGTCATGGCAGACCGCAAGGCACTCATCGGCGAAGTTCTGGACGGCGTCGTCCTGCACGAGCAGGACCAGTGGACCCCCGGCAGTGACCGGCTGGCCGACCCCGAGGGTCGGGTGCTTGCGCTGCTGACGGAGATCCCCGCGGAAGGCGGAGGTTCCGGGGGCAGCATTCCGGCCACCCGCACGATCCATGTGGACCCCGATCGCACCGACACCTACACCGCCGACGGCTCGGTCAGCCTGCCCTACAAGACCGCCCAAGCCGGCATCGATGCCCTGATGGCGCTGACCGCCGTCAGCAGCGAAGTCAACGGCGTGCTGCGCCTCGCGCCCTCGCGTGCCTACGTCACCGAGACCAGTCAGCTCGTCATGACGTTGCCGACTGACGCCTCGGCGGCCCGTCGCCTGGCCATTGTGGGCGACTCGGTCAGCGCGTCGAACACCGTCATCCTGCCGCCCCTGCGGATCGACGCACCCGGCAACGGGTCGGTCAACTTCATCGCCATGCGCGGCCTGTGCTTCGCCGGCGTCACCGGCGGCGCGGCCCAGGTGCTGCATGTACAGGGCCACGCGTCGTTCACCGGCCAGATCCGAATGTATCTCAGCGACATGCAGTTCCACACCAACAGCAAGGCGACCGACGCCTTCTATGTGGACGCGGTGGGCGGTGGCTCGTTCGGCCTGTTCGGCGTGGGCCACACCAACTTCGTCGTGCACTCGTCCGGTACGGGGAATGCCATCCGCATGGAACGCGGCTGGATGAACCTCCGCGGTGCCAACGTCTGGGGCGGCTCGGCGGCCGCCATCAACCTGTCCGGCAGCGCCTCGGTCACCCTGTGGAGCGGCGAACTCACCGTTGCCGGCGGAACCGACACGAACCTGGTCACCCTGGCAGGCACCGCCGGTCTGCACCTGAACACGGTGTACGCCAACCCGCGCGGCAATGGCCACATCGTCACCCACAGCGGCACGGGTGTGATCAGCCTGCGCGACGTGAACACGGGCCAGCTTCCTGGCGGCGGCACCGGTGGCATCGACGCCGCAGCAGGTGCGACGGTGCTGCTGGGCGTGGTGACCAAGGCGGACGGTTCGCCGGTGCCGGTCACGGTGGCGAGTTCGGCCCTGCTGGGGCGCGTCGTGCCCTCGGCCCAGGTGGGTTACGTCAACGCCGCGTCCGGGCTGACTGCCGTCACCGCCCAGGCAGCTATCGATGAACTGGCGGCCGACCTCAGCGCCCAGGCGGCTGATGGCGTCAGCTTCGACAACACGACGTCCGGCCTGACCGCCACGGATGTGCAGGCGGCGATCGATGAATTGAAGGGCCAGATCGCGGCGCTGCCGGCGTTCGAAGTGGTCGCCGGCGCTGGTTTGGCCGCCGATGGCTCGACCTGGAGCGTCGCGGTCGATGACACCACGATCGAGATCAACGGTTCGGGCCTCGTGGCCCTGAAGGCCTATGTGGACGGCTCCAGCGACGGTGCCTCCGGCAGTGCCTGGGCCACCTCGGCACCCGCGAGCCTGAAGGCGGCCATCGATCGCCTGGCCACGCAATTGGCCGCGCACTTGGGCGGAACCATCCCGGCATAAACGAGGGAACGGCCATGGTCGAGATGAAGGTCAAGCTGAAGCCGCGTGAGGGCCTCGACGCCAAGCGCGTGAAGTGGGCGGCGGACCGCTCCACCTTCAAAAACCTCGGCCATGCGGGCGCTGCGATCCGGCTCACGGCCAAGCGCAGCATCCGCAAGAGCAAGGACCCCTCGGCACCGGGGTCGCCACCGCACACGCGGCAGGGGCAACTCAAGCGGGCGGTGGTATACGCGGTGGAGAAGAGCAAGCAGAAGGTCGTCATCGGTCCCACGCACGAGTTGGTTGGACCGTCGGCCATGGCCCACGAATTCGGCGGACGGTTCCGGGGCGACCAGTACCCCAGGCGTCCGCTGATGGGGCCGGCACTGGAGAAGAACCTCGACCGCCTGCCCAAGTTTTGGGCTGGTTCGGTCCGCTGAAGGAGTAACAAGTCATGGGCATCAAGCTCGGTTCGGAATGCAAGCTCTACCACGGTCCGGCCGGCACGACCGCCGACACCGTGATGGGCAACGTCAGGGATCTGACGCTCAACCTCGAGACCGGTGAAGCCGACGTGACCACCCGCGCCAACCAAGGCTGGCGCGCCATCGTGGCCACGCTCAAGAGCGGCACGGTCGAGTTCGAGATGGTCTGGGATACGGATGACACCGGCTTCACGGCCCTGAAGAACGCGTACTTCAACAACACCGCCATCGCCCTGGCCATCCTCGACGGCGAGAACGGCGAGGGTCTGGACGCCGATTTCAGCGTGACCAACTTCAGCCGCAGCGAGCCGCTGGAGGAAGCGGTGACCGTCAGCGTGACGGTGAAGCCGACCTACTCGACCCGCGCCCCAGCCTGGATCGAGCCCACCAGCGGCGGAGGTGGCGCCTGATGAAGACCTTCATCGACAACGCTGGCCGTACCTGGACCGTGGCCATCAACGTCAACGCCATCAAGCGGGTCAAGGGCCTCACCGGCGTCAACCTGCTGGACGTGGTGAACGGCGACAGCGGCGATCACGACGGTGGTCTGCTCGGGCGCTTGAGCAGCGACCCGATTCTGCTGTGCGACATCCTCTACGCGGTGTGCAAGCCGGAGGCCGACACCCGGAATGTCAGCGATGAGGATTTCGGGCGTGCCATGGCGGGTGACGCCATCGACGCGGGCACCACCGCGCTGCTGGAGGAACTGGTGGATTTTTTCCCGCAGGCGAAGCGCCGCGTGCTCGACAAGGCGCTTCGCAAACTGCGGTCGCTGGAGGCCCGGGTGATCGACCTGGCCCAACAGCGACTGGACAGCCCGCAGATCGACGCCCTGATCGAGCAGGCGATGCAGGACACCGGCGCCGTGCCGTCAATGGCGAGCGGCTCATCGCCGAGCTCGCCGGGATCGCCGGCGTTGACCCAGGGCCCCTGACCCTGCGCGACCTGGTGTGGATGGCCGAATCGCGTCAGCGCGAGGCGTGGGGTCGGACCTCGACGCTGCTGGCCATGATCGCCAACGTAGCGCAGGCCTTCAGCGGCAAGTCCGGCTCCAGTTCGGGCAAGACCCTGAAACCATCGGACTTCGATCCCTTCGAACAGCGCAAGCAGGCTCAGGCGGAGCCCATCCCCGGCAGCATCCGCCTGCTCAAGGACGTGTTCGTCAAGCCGACGCACGCCACCGGGGGGCAGAAAGGAAGCTGACGATGACCCGCAACCAGACCATCTTCGTGTTCGTGCTCATCCTGGTGGTGCTCGGGCTGGCGGCCTGCGCGGGTTTCGATCTGGGCGACGTCGTCCAGGTGCGCACGCCCAACAGCGTGCAGCAGACCACGGGTTTGCCCGCGCGCACCAGCCTGAACGAGGCCGTGGTCGAGTACCAGGCCTGGTTCGCCGACGTGCAGCGCACCGGCGCCCAGTGGAAGAGCAACATCGAGCGTGCCGAGGAGGTGCGCGGCCTGCTCAGCCAGTTGACCTTGTCGGCGCTGGATGGCCTGGGTCCGACGCTGGCCGGCCTGCCCGTCTTCGGCCCCATCCTGCCTGCCGCCACCGGCCTGATCGGCCTGTTCCTGGGCGTCGGCCGCCTGCGCAAGGAGAAGGAGGCCTCGTTCAACAAGGGTCTGGAAGAGGGTCGCAAGGCGCTGATCCTGCCGGACGTGGAGACCTAACCCCATGGTCTCCGCGCGCGGCATCAAGGCGGGCGCTGCCTACGTTGAGCTGTTGGTCAGTGATAACCGGCTCGTGCGCGGGTTGAAGGCGGCCCAGGCCAAGCTGAAGGGATTCGGCGAGGGCGTGGTCGGCATTGGCCGCAAGCTCACCGCCGCCAGCGCGGCCGTGGCTGCCCCCTTACTGGCCACGTCGAAGGTGTTCATCGGCATGGGTGACGCCATGGCCAAGGCCAGCGACCGCACCGGCATCGCGGTGGAAACGCTGTCGGAGCTGACCTTCGCCGCCGAGATGAGCGGAGCCAACCTCGAATCGTTCGAGAACGGCGTCAGGCGCATGCAGCGCACGGTCGTCGAAGCGGCGAGCGGCACGCAGACGGCGGTCGATGCGCTTTCCACCTTGGGGCTCACGGTCAATGAACTGCAGGGGCTCAGCCCTGACCAGATGTTCAAGCTCATCGCCGACCGGCTGTCGCAGATCCCCGATCCGGCCCAACGCGCTGCCGCCGCCATGGAAATCTTCGGTCGCGGCGGTGCGGAGCTGCTTCCTTTAATGAAGGACGGTGCCAAGGGAATCGAGGCCCTGCAGGACCAGGCCCGGGGGCTGGGCCTAACGCTCAGCACGCAGGCGGCGCGGGACGCCGAGCGCTTCGGCGACACGCTGGACGTCATGTGGAAGGTCATCAAGCGTGCCGCCTTCGCAGTGGGCGCGGCTTTGGCACCCACGCTGACCCGGCTGGCCGAGACCATCACCCGGGTGGTCGTGCAGGCGGTGCAGTGGATTGACCGCAACCGCAACCTGATCGTCAGTGTGACCAAGCTGGCCGTCGCCGGGGTGTCCACGGGCGTGGCCCTGGTGGGCATCGGCTACGCCATCCAGGGACTGGCGGCAGCCTTCGGCGGTGTGGCGGCCGTGATCACCGGCGCGGGTGGGGCGATTGGCATCCTGGGCACGGCGCTGGCCGCGCTGCTGTCGCCGGTGGGTCTGGTCATTGCCGGGGCCGTGGCCCTGGGGGCGTCCATCGCGCACAGCACGGGTGTCGCCGGTCAGGCCCTGGTCTGGCTCACGGAGCAATTCCGGGGGCTGAAGGACCGGGCGCTGGTGGCGTATCAGGGCATCGCGGATGCACTCGCGGCCGGCGACATTGCCCTGGCCGCGCGCGTGCTGTGGCTCGCCCTGAAGGTCGAGTGGCAGCGCGGCATCCACTACATCCAGGGCCTGTGGCTGGGGTTCAAGGATTTCTTCCTCAACATCGCCACAGACGCGTTCTACGGGGCCGTGAAAGCCCTAGCCGCCGCCTGGCATGGCCTGCGCGCGGTGTGGGTGCAGACGCTGAGCTTCTTGGCCAAGGGGTGGACGCAGCTCACCAGCGGCATGCAATCAGGCTTCCGCAAGGCACAGCTCAAGGTCGAAGAGGGTCTGCATCGCCTGCGGGGGTTCTTCGATGAGTCCTACGACGTGGACATGGCGATCAACATCGCCCGCACCAACGAGCAGGCGGACCAGAGCCAGATCGAGCAGCAGCGCAAGACGGCACTGGACCAGAGCGAGCAGCAGCGCCAGCAGGACCTGGGCAAGATCGGCAGCGAGTACGAAGCCCAGAAGCAGGCCCTGGACCAGGCCGCCCAGACGGCGCAGGACGATCGGCGGCAGCAGTACCAGGAGCAGATCGACGAGTCGATGTCGGCGCTGGAAGCGGCGCGCAAGGAGTACCGCAGCGCCCTGGACGAGGCGGCGCAGAAGCGCCGCAACGCGCAATCCGCCGCGCCCACGGCAGCACCCGGCGGGTTCGACGACCTGCTCAATCGCCTCGCCGGGATCGGCGACACGTTGGAGGCGGTTGGCGATCGCACCGAGGTCCGCGGCACGTTCAACGCCGCTGCGATCCAGAGCCTCATGGGCACGCGCACTCAGGACCGCATCGCGGCCGCCACCGAGCAGACCGCCAATCACACCAAGCGCCTGGCCGACGCCGCCCGTGCCGGTGGCTTGGCCTTCGAGTGATGGAGTGTTGAGCCATGCCCGCCACCATCCAGGACCGGTTCGGCTGGTCGCTCTCGGACAAGGGTGCCGAGCGGCTCTACACCGTCTTCGATACCGACAGTCCCGTGGACGCACGCCAGGTCGTCGAGGACGAAAGCCCGTCCTCCATCGACATCGGTCCGCTCAAGCTTTTCCGAAGTTCCTGCGAGGTCGAGGAGACCTCCAACGGCCTGTGGCACTGCCGCGCCATCTATGCCCCCCGCGAGCGCAGCGGTGCAGTCGAAGAGGCAACCTCCTTCAGCTTCGAAACCCGCGGCGGCACCCAGCACATCACCCAGTCATTGCAGACCGTGGCCACCTACCCCGCGGCCAGCGCGAGTTTCGCGCCGCCCAACTTCGGCGGTGCCATCAACGTGGACGAGAACGGACCGCAGGGCGTGGACATCAACGTCCCGGTGTTCTCGTTCAACATCGTGGACATCCGCAACACGGTGGACCAGACCTACATCGGCAACCTGTACGGGCTCACCGCGACGGTGAATGCTGCCCCGGTGACCTTCGCCACCGACGATGACGCCAGCATCACGCTCGCCGCCGGCGAGGGTTTGTACCTGGGCGCAGCTGGCACCAAGCGCAGCGGCCAGCCCTGGGAGATCACCCACGCATTCGCCGCGTCGCCGAATGTGACTGGCCTGTCGATCGGCACGATCACCGACATTGCCAAGGCTGGCTGGGAGTACCTGTGGGCGTACTACGCCAAGGCCGAGGATGCCGTGGCCAAACGCCTCATCGTGCGGCCGATCGCGGTCTACGTCGAGCGCGTCTACCGCAACGGAAACTGGACCCTGCTGGACCTCTGACCCCCGGATTCCGGCATGACGATCCGCCGTGTCCAACCCGGTGATCGCCTGGCCTTCCGCGCGGCCGAGTGGAATGCCGTGCGCGAGATGGCCCAGGCGTACCAGCAGGAACGGCTCAACGCTGGGGCCACCGGTCGGCAGGTCAAGGACGACCTGATCTACGGCCGCAACGACAGCGGTGCCGATCTCGCGCGATGGTCCGTCGCGGGGGTGTCCGGCCTGGTCTTCCTGCCGGTGGACCAGGGGGACGCGTTCGGCTCGCCGGTGGTACTGACGTTGGTCTCGCCCACAGTGGCCGATCATGCCCAGCGGTTCGTGGTCGTGGTCGAGCCCATCGCCGCTGGTGCCATCGGCAAGGTCGCCCTCAGCGGCGTGACCACGGCCCGCGTGCTCAACCCGACCAACCTCCTGAACCCCACGCACGCCGCGCTGGCCGCCGACGACACCGGTCCGGCGTACCTGGCCGCCGCCACGTCCGGTCCAGTCGAGTTGATCTGGATTGAGAACAGTGGAGGCAGCCCAGTCCCAGAGCCCACGAACCTCGCCGTCATCCGCTTCGGCAGTGTGGGCAGTTCCACGCAGGCCATGCGCATCAAAGAGGTCTTCGCCGACTATCTCCGCTGCCGGACCTGGGACGCCGCCTCGGCCATCGAAGGTGTGTCTGACATCTACGTCGCCAAGTGGGAAAGCCTCCGTCATGACCTGACGCTCCTGCAGAGGTACTACACCGGCGTCACCAGCTTCACCACGGTGGATGAGCAGACCATCGACGTCAACGGCGGCAGCGAGCGCTGGGTGGTCAACCCCAAGCATGCCGTCAACCAGGTCATCGAGGCCGCGCCCGCCGCGACGGGTGTGACACTTCCGGCACCCGGGAACGAGACGGTGGCGTGGTTGGACCTGAACCGCGCTGGCTGTGCATGGGCTGAACTGCGTCAGGAGGAGGCCTGATGCCGCTGGTGCCCCAGCAATCCAACCTCGGTGCGTGGGTGCAGTCGCCACTGGGGGCGCGATCCTACATCGGCATCAACCGCACCCTCTACTTCGCGCACACCCGCGCCCCCGGAACCGTGGGCATCGGTGCTATCAACGCCGACACCGGCACCATCCTGTGGGACACCACCTTCGCCACGCCCGTCGCGGCCGTCACCGGAGTCGGTGTGGACGCCATGGGTCGGCTCTACTGCCTGCGGCAGGATGCCACGGTGACCAACTTCCGACTGCTGAGGTTGGACGTGGCCACGCGCTCCGTCGTCTGGGACATCGCCATCCCCAGGACGAACCTGCTCATCGTGACCCAGAACGGCCGCATCTTCGCCGGGTTCGAGTACAACGCCGACGGCAACCAGGTCCACACCACACGATGGTGGACCACCACAGCCCAGGCCGCCGGGCGCTACCCCGCCCTCAACCGCACTATGTCCGTCGGCAACGAGGCCGGCACCATCGACGTCGTCCGCAGCTACGGCATCGTCGGTGCCAACCCCGCCCAACTCTGGACCGCCAGCACGCGCACCAGCCAACCCGGTGAACTGGCCACAGACTCGCTGGGCAGGACCCTGGTCGTCGGCCTCAACACCGTTGTCAGTGGCAACCGCGCGTTCGACCAGCCGATCATCACGTCCATCGGACCCACCGGCACGCAGCTCTGGACCACCAGCTTCGGCCAGGGCTCCACGTCGAACTTTTTCAACAGCAGCACGTCGCGCTACTGGCAGAAGGTCTCCAAGTCGCCGCTGAGCGACGACATCATCGTCCGCGCCAACGCCTATCAGCCGTTCCGCAGCTTCTTCTATCACATGAGCGCGTCGGACCCGACCATCTACAACGAGAGCTGGGTGCCGTGGAACGCCATCAACACCAAGATGCCGCTGGGCGGCACCGGCGAGACGTACATCACGCGGTTCATCCAATCCGGCTCGACGGTCACCTACCAGGGCTGGCTGTCGCGGGTGCAAATCTTCCCCGGCACCGTCACCTGGGACATCGCCGACGGCTGGTACGGCGGCACGGGCGCGTTCCCGCGCGTGATCCCGGGT